TCCAGAACAACATGAACATGTTGTACATAAATTTGTACATTCATTGTGGAATCCAACAAGAGCTCAAACAATATCAAAAAATCCAATTGAAGATAATCAAATCAAAGAAGCTGCATTAAAACATTTAAGTAAACATTTTCCTGATATTATTAAATCAAAGAAAAATGAAATTGATGATTTGAAAAAACAATTTTATTCTTCAAAGTATAATGCAAAAGGTAGTTCTCAACCATTAAGTGAAGAAACTAGTGATGATTTTCATATAACTAGTGCTATGGGTAGATTTAATGGTCCAACAAAAGAACATGCTAAATTATTAGATAAAGTATTTTCTCAACCATCTCATAAACATTATGTTTTTGTATTAGGTCCAAAAAGTAAAGAAGAAACATCAGAAAGAGATCCATTAACTGCAGATGAAAAAGTTGATCATCTTAAAAAGTTATATCCAGAAAAAGCTGATTCTTTTGTTCCTGGGACTGATGCTCATACAAAAACACCAAATCAAGCTATGGCTTGGATGTGGCATAAACATAAAAATGATGGAAAAGATTTGCATTTAAATGTAGTAGCAGGTTCTGGAGAAGAAGGTGTTAAAACCAAATCTGCAGCTGGTGGTTCATCAGACAACTATAAAGAGATACTAAATAAATATAATGGTAGTAAGTTTCCAGAAAGAACAACTGAGACTGGAGAAAAAGTTGGTGGTGATTATAGAATGAATTATAAAAGTGCTAATGTTATTGAAAATCCAAGAGGAACTACTAGTGGTTCAGTTGTTAGAAATGTTGCTAAACAAAGTGATCCATCAAATCAAGAACATGTAAAACAGTTTAAAAGTTTATTAGATCCAAGATTTAAAGATGATCATGCACAAAGTTATATGAAACAGTTACATGATAGATTAAATAATAAAAATGAATCCTATATTCAAGGTTTTTTAAATAAAATAAGACTATTGTAAAATGCAAACGAAACAAGCTATATTTATTATTGGAAGTCCAGGTTCTGGAAAAGATGTTGTAATTAGGGATATTTCTTCTAATTATAACATCGTAGAATTTGCTGCAACTCAAATTGATGAAATGTTATCAAATGATGTAGCATTTAAAAGAGCTTTGCCAGAAAAGCAAGACTCTTTATTAGAACGGACTTCTATTTTAATTTCAACTAATTCATTCAATTTAAATTTTATTTTAACAAAAGAAATATTAGAATCAATTGGATATTCAACGCATTTGATTTTAGTTGAAGCTGATTTAAATGTTTCTATCGATAGATTAAAAACCAGAAATAATTTAAAAGAATCATTAGAAAGAATTACTCTTGGTAATGCAAATAAGAATTCTATTCTTGGAATATTTGAATCAAAGATTATTGTTGATAATTCTAAATCATTAGATTTATTTGAATCAAGAGAATTTATCTCTGATATTTTAAATGAATTACATTTCAAAAGTGATTTGACAATAAAGGATTTTACAAAATCTAAATTGAAGAGTAAATTAAAATCTATTGTTCCAACAGAAATTGCTGATACAAGAGGTCTTACTCCTGGAACTTGGTCAACTTTTGCTGGAATGGCAGAATCTTTAGATTATCCTTTAACTTCAGAATTAACACCTACTGCTTCTGGACCAATGCAAAGCATTAAAACTAGTTCTTCAAATGATATGAGATCTGATCAAGATAAACAAAATACTAGAAATGTTTTGAATAAAATCAAAAAAATTAATTTTAAAAAGGTGGTTCCATATGGAATTGGATGACACATTATAATTTAGTAGTAAATAGCGATTTTTGTATCATTCAAGAATAGATTAATTTCACACTCTCAAACAATTAAAGGTAAAGTAAATGGATTTAAAACAACTTAGAAGTTTATATTTAGAAAAGAAGCTAACAAAAGCTGAATTAGATAAAAGAGAAGAAATAGCTCAAGCAATCGAAAAAGAAAATCCTGGGATGGGTTCAACTCCAGAAGGAATGTCAAAAAAGATGGCTATTGCTACTGCTGCTGCTAAAAAAGCAATTGCAAAAGAATCAGTTGATCAACTTGATGAAGTTTCAAATTATAATGTTGTAGTAACTTATTACAGAAGTCTTGGTTTAGACCCATATAAATTGAAAGGTAAAATGGGATCAATTCTTAGAGCTAAAATTAAAAATTCACCAGCATTCCATGCTTGGGCAAAAATGCATCAATATGAAGATGCAAATTCAACTTTTGATGTTGATACTTTAAATGAATTATTAATTGATGAAAAGAAATTAGATGATGCTCAAAAAAAAAGTAAGAAAGGTGTAGAAGTTCAATTTTTTGGATATCCAGATAAAAATACAAAAGATTCTGCAAATCGAAAGGATGAAGCTGAAACAGATAATAATTATTTAACACCAAATTAATTAATTTAATAAATAATAAGATAAAACTTATCAAAATTTTTAAAAAGGAATAACTATGTCAGGTTGGAAAAATACAGAAGCTCAAGCTAATAATTACCCGCATTATTTAGATACTAATCATCCTGGTAATACTCATGTATATTTAGTTAATGCAGCTAGAATGGCTAATACTACTTTCGGTACTGGTGGTGAAAATGGAGAAACTCCTCTTGCTCATCAAGGTTGGATAAAAGTTACCCAAGGAACAGGTTTTGTAACTTCAATTGCAGTTTCAAATGTTGTGCCTACTTTACGATATACAAGTGGTTATCTTACTTTTACTGGTGCAGCAAATACTGCAGCAAATGCTCAAATTGTTGTTACTGGAACTGGGGCAAATAATGTAACTATTATATTAAACAATGGCGGTGTTGGATATAATACTGCTCCTACTATTGCAGCAACAGGTGCAAATAATACTGGATTAGTATTTACAGTAACTCCAGGTGGAAGAATGGGAAGAGTGACAACTGAAACTTTAGTTGCTTTATCTAATACAGTTGTTACAAATGCAAATTCAGGATTGCCATATTTTTCAGGTTTATAATTGATGAAATCGTTTAAACAATTTGTTAATGAAATATATTCAAATATTCCTGTAGTTGATATTGAAACAACAGGAACGACTGATGTATCACTTCCTGAAATTAAAAATGAATTGAATCGAAATATTGATTTGACATTACGACAATCATTTAAAACTGTTGAAGAATCATTAGTTAAATTAAGTAAACTTTTAGCTATGTATAGTTTAAGTATCCCTCAAGTTGAATCAAATGATATAAAAACTGGTTCAGTTGATTTAGTAGTTGGACATCATAATATAAATTGGGATGAATTTGACGGTGAAGTTCAAGAACATCCTTATATTTTAAAATTTTCTTTCAAATTAATTGATGGATTATATAAATGTTCAGCTGAATTGAAATAAATTAAGACTTATATTATATGAATGATTTGACTGATGAAACCTTTTTATTATTTGCAGCAAAACACTATTGGCCAGTACATTATTCTATTACCGAATTTAATTCAGATTTAAAACGAATAACTTATGTTAAACGGTTATTGAAGAAATATAAAAAATCTGGAGTACTGGCTGAACGTTTAATATTAAATCATTTAATATTATTATATAATGTGTTTGATCCTACAATTGCTGTTAACAAAATGCTATTTTTTAAAATTGATAAAGATTGTTATAGTTCGTTGAAAACTTTTTTGATTTATTTAAATCGAGTACCTAAAGATTCTACTGTATTAAATACTTCAAAGTTGATTTTTTCTGATATTCCAATTGATATGCAAATAGCTCAAATTTTAAGAGAATTATGAAAACATTTAAACAATTTTTAGAAGAAGACGGGGAAGGTGCTGTAAATTCTGCTCCAGTAAATAATGTTGGTGGTGGGGCAATTGCAGGAGTTGGGGTTGGACCTCAAGGTGAACCTGGAGTTAATATGAAAAAGAAAAAAAGTCCAATAATTATCCCAACATTAACAAGGAAACTCTAATGCAAAAATATTTAAATAAATTAAAATCAATTGTAGAAGATCATGGGTTTGAAAGAACTCATAAAAATGATAAATCTTTAGAACAATTATTATTTGAAGCAACAAAACCAGTAGAACCAAAAGCTGTTGATCCTTCTTCAAAAGAAGGTGTTTCAAATGCTGTTGCTAGTGAATTTTTTGCTAGATGCAGATCTCTTGCTACAACAACTCATTTCGCTCATCTAAGTACTGATTCTTTTTCTGAACATATAGCTTTAGCAACATTCTATGAAGAAATAGTAGAAAGTGTTGATTTATTCTGTGAAGCATATATTGGTTTATATGGAAAATTTATTACTCTTCCAGCAATTGCCCCTGAAATGAAATTGGGCACAGATGCAATTATGGAAATGCGAGAATGGATTTCTAAAAATCGCAATTTGATTACTGATGATTCATCAATGCAAAATATCATTGATGAAACTGTTGAATTGTGTAATACAACAATTTATAAATTAAGTAAACTTAAATAATACACTTGTATTATGACAAATGTCAAAGAGACAAATTTAATGTTATATGAAAATTATCAAAAACAATTTGATTTAAATTTTAATGAATTAAAATATGAAAGGTTAGTAACATCATTAGAAAATCTTTCAATAACATTAGACACATTAATAAATATAACATGCAATATTGAAAACAATTCAAATATAGGTTTCAAATAATTACATGGAAAATTTGGAAGGTTCAATAATTACAAATTTAAAAGTTGAAGTTGCAATTTTAAAACAAGAAGTTTCATTTATTAATAAGTTATTTGATAAAATGGATGCTTTAATTGCTAAAATTGACTCTCAACATAATATTTTAGTTGATAAAACAACTAAGATTGAATCAAATCTTTTATATACAAAAGAAGAATTATCTGATTTGTATATAACATTAGAAAAAACTGAAAAGGTAATTTCAGACAGAATTAATTCTATTGAAGAATTATTATCAAAAGAAATTGATACAATTCAAACTAAAGTTGATCAAAAATTTAAATCACAAGATGCTTCTATTTTTTCGTTAATTGAACTAAAAAGTATTGGTGTAGGTGGTGTGCTTGTTATTGGTTGGGTATTATCACATTTAGAAATAGTAAAAAGTTTTTTTAAATAACTTTACTATTTTTGATTTATATGCTATAATAAACCTATAGTTAATTTATAGGTTTTCATTATGAGTATTTTTATTGATCGAAAATATTTATTATTTCTTTCTCCAAAATTAGATCTTTTTAAACAAAAGAATACTAATCTATATACTTTTAGATGCCCTTATTGTGGCGATTCTCAAAAAATTCGTTCAAAAACTCGTGGTTTTGTTTATTCGAGAAATGACAATTATTTTTTTACATGTTTTAATTGTGAAAAGGGTACAAACTTAAGAGCATTAATTCAACTTTTAGATCCTTATCTTGAACAAGAATATATATTAGAGAATTTTAAAGAAAAATATTCTTCTTCTGAAAGAAAAATTGAAAAACCTTCTATTCCAAAATTTAAAACAGTAAAAAAAGTTATTGATTTGCCTACAATTGACTCATTAGATAATGATCATTTCGCAAAAAAATATATTTTAGATCGTAAAATCCCAGAATCTGCTCTGAAGAATTTATATTTTGCTGAAGATTTTAGAGCTTTTGTTGAATCTGTTTCTGATAAAAAATTGAATCAAACTGGTCCAAGAATAGTTATTCCATTTTTTTCTAAAACTAAAAAATTAATTGCTTTTCAAGGAAGAGCATTAGATAATTATTCAATGAGATATATAACAGTAAAAATAGATGATGATCATGAAAAGATATTTGGTATGGATAGAATTGATATATCCAAACCGATTTATGTTGTAGAAGGACCAATTGATTCTTTATTTTTGCCTAATGCTATTGCAACAGCTGATTCAAATTTAGCAGCAGCTGCAAAAGTTTTTGATAAAAATAATTTAGTTTTAATTCCTGATAATGAACCAAGAAATTCTAATATTGTTAAAAATATTGAAAAGTTTATCAAAAGTGGATTAAAAGTTTGTTTGTTACCAGAAAGTTTTAAAGAAAAAGATATTAATGATGCTATAAAAAATGGCTTGACTGAATCTGAATTGTTAGGTATAATAGATAATAATACATATTATGGGTTAAGTGCTGAAATTGAATTTTTAAATTGGAAAAAAGTATGAATATGGAAAAAGGAAGCAATGTTGTTGGGGAAAAGATTTCTGTTGAAGGAACGGAATATTTAAGAGTTGACGGAGTTTGGTTTAGACATTGTAATGGTGAATATATAACTGAAGACCAACCAACTTTTGAAGCTTTTTATAAGGAAAATTTAAAACATGATTGAAGTTAAAATGATTGCGGATTCTATCTTTGATAATATTAGAATTTGTACTTTACAGTTAAAATATCATAGATTTATCCACGGAGAATTTATGACTCACAGAGTATTTTCTAGATCTGCTTCAAGTTCTAGAGCAATTCCTATTAATAAAATTATATCTCAAGTCTGGAATGATCCAGCAATGCCAGTACATTGGGGTGCTAATGTTTCTGGAATGCAAGCTAAACAAGAATTAACAGGATATAAATTAAAAGTTGCTAAATTCATTTGGCGTTCTGCTAGTAAATTTGCTTGCATTTTTGCTTATTTGTTTAGTAAAATTGGATTACATAAACAAATTGGTAATAGAATTCTTGAACCTTGGCAATATATAAATGTTATTTTAACTGCAACTGATTTTGATAATTTCTTTGATTTACGAATACATCCTGATGCTCAACCAGAAATTCAAGAATTAGCTACATTAATTAAATTAGAATTAGATAATAGTGTTCCAAAAGAATTAGATCATGGTGAATGGCATTTGCCTTATATTACTGATGATGAACTGTTAGACTATCCAGAAGAAATGTTATTAAAATGTTCAACCGCTAGATGTGCTAGAGTTTCTTATAGTAATCATGATGGTAGTCGTCCTAATATACAAAGAGATATTGATTTACATGATGCTTTAGTTGGATCTGTACCAATTCATGCTAGTCCAGCTGAACATCAAGCAACACCAGGAGATCCTGAATTTCAATATAGAAATTTTAGAGGATGGATCCAATATAGAGATAGAATTGAATTACAACTTTATTAATAAAACAGTGAGAATATAATGCAAAAAATTGATTTGAACAAATACAAAGATTTCGTAGAAGCAGTAACATCACAAGAATCTAATGAACATGTTGCTTTTATAGAACGTATAAACTTCTTAAAAGGAGAAGGGTGTAATATTTCATTATTGATGACTGCTGCTTTTGGGTTATCTGCTGAATCTGGTGAATTTACAGAGGTTGTTAAAAAGATTGTGTTCCAAGGTAAACCTTTTAATGACGATAACCATTTTCATATGTATCGTGAATTAGGTGATATCTGCTGGTATCTGATCAATGCTTGTCGAGCATTAGGTGTTGATCCAAATGAAATGTTTGCTGAGAATGTTAGAAAACTTGAGGCAAGGTATCCTGGAGGTAAGTTCAATCCTTATTTTTCTGAGAATAGAGCGGATAATGATATTTAATATATAGTATACACCAAATAACATAGGGATTTATAATGACAATAAGGTTATTGACATCAAAAAGTGAATACATTGTTGACTATCCAGTTGCAATAGAGTTTGCAAAACAACAAGCAGAAATCATCTGGTTTCCTGACGAGATCGAGGTAGAAAAAGATTTACATGATTTAAAAACAAATTGTACTGAAGCAGAATATCATGGAGTTATATCTACTCTAAAGTTATTTACCTTATATGAATTGAATGTTGGTAATGATTATTGGCAAAATTATGTCTCAAAGTTCTTTCCAAGACCAGATATCCAAAGAATGGCAGCAACATTTTCTTTCATGGAATTAGGAGTTCATGCTCCATTCTATAACAAGATTAATGAAGTTCTTGGTTTAGATAATGAGGAATTTTATAATTCCTATAAAGAAGATGAAGTTCTATCAAATAGAATGGCTTGGATTGGTAAACGAACTGAAAAAAGAGATACTGTTTATAATATATTAAAATCAGTAGGTATCTTTAGTATGATTGAAGGGGCAATTCTTTATTCTAGTTTTGCTTTCCTAAAACATTTTAATTCTGCTGGTAAAAATAAATTAATCAATATTAATGCAGGAATTAATTTTTCTGCTATAGATGAAACATTACATAGTCAAGCAGGTGGATGGTTATTCAGAACATTATTAGAAGAAGCTGAAGCTGATGGTCAATTATCAACTGCAGAATTAAATATATTAAATCATGAATTAGAGGATACTGCAAGAGTAATTCTTGAACATGAATCTGTTATCATTGATAAGATATTTGAAAAAGGTCATATCAAAGGTATAACAGAAAATCAATTAAAGCATTTTGTTGAATCAAGATTAGATATTTGTCTTGAAAATCTTGGGTTTAGGGGTATTTTTAAACCAACATACAATCCAATTAAATCTTGGTTTTATAAGGATTTAGAATCATCTACTCTACATGATTTCTTTTCTTCAACAGGATCGGATTATAATAGAGCGTGGTCAGAAGGAAAATTTTCATGGTAAAAGAATTATCAATTTATGATGAGTTAGGTGAAGAACGAAAAATACTTCAAGAAAAAGGTAAACTTCCAAGTTGGGTAACAACTGCAGCATATCAAATGCTTAA